CCTCCTTTCTTTACTATTATGATGTCTTCGTCCTCGACGACCTCCCAGCCTCTACTTCTATAAATGCTAGTAAATGCTGAGCCAGGGCACGACCACTTAAACCAATCTTGCTCAGTGAATCCTACCCTGATGCAGGCGTCTCTAGCTGCCTTGGATAGTGGAATCCTCTTTCTGCTTTTGTCCTTCTGCTTCTCGTAATGGTCCTTGGTAATGAGAGTCATAGTGCCGCCAGGCTTCAGTGTTTGAAAGCATTTAGCATATATTCTTTCCATCTCCTGAGCCCAGATAAAGTCATTCATTAAGCCTATGTTTAGAGGACTCATACTGTACTCATGAATCATATCTCCAAGGAAGGCAGACTGCAATCTACCTGGATTCTGCCCAACTTTCATTATGCCAGCGTAAGGTGGTGAGAATATAATATGGTTAGCAAGATTAGGAATAGGAAGATACTGCTGGCATGGCAAGTTGACTAGCTGGATATGCTCGCCTATACCTGGCGCTATCTCTTCTAACATAGCTAACGCTTGCTGTTGTAAGTCATGGAAGAACTTGCTAATCTCTATGCAGATAATCTCCCTCCCGATAAGTGCTCCTACCATCAAGGTTCCAGTTCCAGACATAATGTCTAGAAGAATCTGCCCTTCTTCTGATACATATTCTATAATTGACTGTATGAGGTAGACATTTGCTTTTGCTGGGTGCTTATTGACTTCCTCTGGAAACATTCCTTTTCGATATTCAGAATCTGTTGGGAACTTAATCCAATTATCATCTGTCCTCGGATATTCGCTGGCAAATTGCTTAGTCATACTTATGAATCTCCATGAATGTTCTGATAGCTTTACACTGTATATCTTGCACTCTCCAATTATCGCTGCTAAAGATTACTAACCTTCCTTTTGGCGATGTGATAACCATCTGGACCTTTGCTTTATAAGTATATACATAGTTAGGGTCTCGCACCATTACTTCCTTGCCACAGTCGCTTAGTTCTATTGTCATATGCTCCTTCCTAATGAACTTAGTATCTTCTCTGCCATTATCTTGCCTATTCCTTCTGTTGCTGTAAGGTCTGATACTGAAGCCATAGCTATATCTACTATGTTGCAGAATCTCTCAGCCAGTGCTTTAGCCTTAACCTCTCCAATTCCAAGGTTATATGCACTGGATAAGAACATCAATGACTTGGTAAGCCTATAAGTATCAAGCTCCTCCTTGGTCATATCCTTCTCATGCTTAATATAAATCTTAGGCCTGTAGATTCTGTTGAATGTAGTGTGTGCTTCGGGAGGCTTCTGCTCATTCCTATATACTGCTATTAGGAATCTGGCTGTTTCCTCCCAGTTGTTAGTATAGTATGTGTTGACACCTAGCTGACTTAATCTATAAATCCAAGCGTAGAGTTCGGACATTCTGACTGTATCGAAGCTATGTCCGTATGCTATAAATCCTAAAGGATTAACTGAATAAGTAAATATCTTAGCACCAAGGTCTCGGCTGCTGGCTACCCTGCTTCCAGAATGGTATGATGTCTTAGCACTGCCTTCCTTCATATACAACTTGACAGGGCTAAGTAAGCCTTCTATTATCTGACTGGTCTCATCGGCAGAAGTATAATACCGCTTTAGCTCATCTTCCATAGAGTCTACATCACCAACCAATTCTCCTGCCTGAACCCTATTGAACTGGCTGGTCTTGCCTTCATAGTTACCGAAGTAGTAATCAGCCATTTCATGCTGATTCAGCGAAGATTTAGTTGTATCTGGTATAGCCTGCTGAAGCAGTTTGATAATGTTGTCTGGCTCAGAAGTATCTACTAAGATAATGCTACACCTTTCTTCCTATTAACATATACCAGAATGCCCACCAAGCATAGCTCAGCGCAAACCAGAAGTTATGCCACTTCCTGTGAATCCATCCTATCATGTTACTCCTCTGGCTTCTCTATCTCTGCAGGTATCTCTTTGCTTTCGTCTATATCAGGCTCATCTGTTAGGTCAGTTCTTATCTGACTTTCCAATCTGATGTCCCTACTTCCCATATTATCTGGACTAGTGCCAGGGCCTATATCTCCACCTGGAGGCATCTTAGGAACTCGATTGGCTTGCTCTAGCTTAGCCATAGCAGCTCTAGCAGAAGATATATTAGAAGAATTAGTGCCTGCTGTAGAAGGCTCTTCTACCACTCCTGCTTTTGCTTCTTCAATCTTATTATCTAGGACATCCAGTGCTTTCTCTTCAGCTGGAGTAACCTCTGGTATATTGCTGCCGTCCTTAACTAAGTCAACAGCATATCGGTCAGTTGCTAGGATATACTCTACAGGTATCAGAACATTAGGGTCGAGCGGATGAGGAACTACTGGATACATAGGGAAGATTATCTTGTCTGGTGGCTGATTCTTAGATAAGAACAGATAGCTCCTGATATAAGCACCGAGGATATAGTTAATATCCCTTGCTTCAATGTCTATTGACTTGTTTTGTAAGTTATACCTTCCCATTTGACCTCCTTACTTATGCTTCTTTATCCTAATTAACTCAATCAAAATACCCACTGCTGCTATAAGTATTAGTATAGAGACTAGCATATTCTCTGTCATTTTAACATCATTCCTGCCATGTTCTCAGCCCTAGGAATCCACTGGAACTTGACATCTACATTCTGCATCTGCTGCCATATCTGAAGTGCTAGCTTCCTTAGCCTATCATTGCCTATATGATACTCTCGGCTAAGCTGCTTTACTACTACCTCATTATCAGAGCATACTAGCACTGGCGGTGGTAATAGTCGCTTGGTCTTGTCTGCTGGAGAAGCTACATCTGCAAAGTCTACCTCACCTGTTCTCTTCATCTTCTCTACATCCAAGTCTCCTTGCCGAGCATCTAGCTCTTTATTCCACTTGAGGAAGTACTCATTCAGTCCATAGGATATAGCCAGATACTCCGCCTCCATGCTAGTATAATGACCTTGAAGCATCTGGTAGTTACTGCCTCCTCCCTCAAGCACATAGGCTACACATTTAGGGTTAGCGTCAACATACAACTTTGGCATATATCACCAGTCCTATTATTATTGCTAGTAGATAGATAGTTATAAACATTAAGGAGTTGTCTCTTGGCTTCATTATTCTCCTTTCATCATCCTCTGCAAGTTTATAATACCTTCATAAGTAGCTGGTATCTCCAATCCAACTGCATCTAGTCCCATGCCTTCTAGTCCACACTTAATTATCTTTGCTATAGGCTCTCTTGTCTTCATTCCCTTCTCAGACTTCTCCTTGATACTTAACCATACCATCAAGTCTACTAGCTTGACTGTCTCCTTGAATCCATCTAGTATCTTAATGCCAGTCTTGCCTTCAGTAACATTTCCTTTAGCATCATGTACTGCTCCATACTCATCAGTTGGATAATGAGTTAGGATTAGATTCTTCTGGTAACTTCTGGCTGTGTGGAGGATTGTCCTCATCTTATCATTAGCAGGCCCATACTCCATAGGTTGCAGTCGTTCCCGATACTCATTCTCATCAAAAGGAGTTCTGGGATTCCTATTCGTCCATTGGACTAGTTGGCGCTCTTGTAACTCCTGAAGATGAGACTGATGGCAGATATTCCAGAGTAGTGTGGCTGAGTCTATGACTATGGATTTGACTTTCTCATTCATGCAGGCATTTACAAAGTCCTGCGCTATCTCCTGCCATAGCTCCTTCATACCCTCAACTTTCTTAGGTATGGATATACGAGTGGATGGACTGCCTTTCTGACCAATAAACTTCTCAAGTTGAATTGGCTTAGGATAACCCTTGGATTCTATGTCTTCAACATCTAGTCTCCAAGCAGCTCTCCTATATCCTCCCACATCTACGTCAAAATGGACTAGTAACTTAGGGAAGGTAAGAGCCATTGTTGTCTTGCCTGTTCCTTCATCACCACAGATAGCAACAATGCCGATAAAGTTATCTTCCATTCTTCCTCCTCCTTTTCCGCAAAACTATACTGACGATGGCGATTCCTATACTAAGTATAATCCATCCTATTGCCATGATTCTTGGTCCTCCTCTAATATCTTATTCTCTAATCCTAATGCAGTTGCTATTGTATTGCACACTAGCCTGTATCTGCAATACTTACACTCCCAGTCATAGCAGTTCTGAAATGGGTCAGGCGGCTTACCTGTCTCTAATGCTTCATCTAGAACCTTCTTATGTAGCAGTATCTTCTGCCAGCTATACTCTAGTTCTGCCTGGCTAAAGTAGAATGTATCGCAGTACAGTTGAGGAAATGGTGGAGCGTAACTTCCCATCATGTATAGAACAATTAGGTCATACTCTCTTGTCTCCATCATATAGCAACCGCCCATCATATAGTCT